AGAGCATCTCCTGAAAGTTGACCAATTGCAATATTATCTACACCAGTAACAGCGGCTGCACCCATTGCAAGGTCACCGATTGCGATATTTTGACAACCAGTAGTAGCAGCACCAAGTGCGTTTACTCCAATTGCTACGTTACAAATACCAGTAGTGAGAGCATCTGCTGAAAGTGCTCCAACTGCAATATTTGCGAGTCCAGAAACATCAGCACCACCCAAAGCCGAAAGGCCAATAGCGATATTACAATCTGCAACTCCGTCAGTTGCGGCCAATGCTGAACGTCCTATAGCGATATTATCAGCACCATCTGGTGAAGCACTCAGTGCTAGTCTACCTATTGCAACGTTATCCGTTCCAGTTGTTAATGCATCACCAGAAGTTAATCCCACTCCGATATTGTTTGTTCCAGAGGTTAATGCTGTTAGTGCTGAAGCACCTATTCCGATATTTCCTGCTCCGGCTACGTCACCTGTTCCAAGTGCGGCTAATCCTATTGCTATGTTTGTATCTCCGTCATTACCTGAGACAGCCAATGCTGAACGTCCTATAGCGATATTGTCAGCACCATCTGTAGAAGCACTAAATGCTAGTCTACCGATTGCTACGTTATCCGTCCCTGTAGTCAGAGCGTCTGCTGAAGTTAATCCTACTCCAATGTTATTTGTTCCAGAAGTCAATGCTGTTAGTGCGGAAGCTCCGATACCTATGTTTCCTGCTCCGGCCACATCACCTGTTCCAAGTGCTGCAAGACCAATAGCAATATTTGTATCTCCGTCATTACCTGAGACAGCCAATGCAGAACGTCCGATTGCTATGTTATCAGCACCATCTGTAGAAGCACTGAATGCTAAACGTCCAATTGCTACGTTATCCGTTCCTGTAGTCAGAGCGTCACCTGAAGTTAATCCTACTCCGATATTGTTTGTTCCAGAGGTTAATGCTGTTAGTGCTGAAGCACCTATTCCTATATTTCCTGCTCCGGCAACATCTCCTGTTCCTAATGCGGATAATCCTATTGCGATATTTGTATCACCATCGTTGCCCGAAACGGCTAATGCAGAACGTCCGATTGCGATGTTGTCAGCACCATCTGTAGAAGCACTAAACGCCAATCTACCAATTGCTACGTTGTCTGTTCCTGTAAGTAATGCATCAGCAGCGGTTAGTCCCATTGCGATGTTGTTTGTTCCACCCGTTATTTTCAATCCTGCCGAAATACCAATACCAATGTTACCAGATCCAGTTGTAACACCAGTTCCTATTGCTAATCTTCCTATAGCGATATTGTCATCACCAGTTGTAGCAGCACCTAGTGCGTTCAATCCAGCGGCAATATTACAAGTTCCTCCCGCTTGAAGACCATCTCCAGCAGTAGAATCAAGTAATACGTTCCCATTGGTAGGGATGGATCGTAAGTTTGCGAGTTCTCTAGATTGTGACATAGTTATGACCTTCTAATAAATTTCTGATTACAGATATAATTCTATTCTTTTATATTTATAACCAAACAAAGTTAGACGACTATTTTATCAAGTCCAACTTTCTTCTTTTCTTCTTTGAAATTATCCCAGCTCATCGTGCCAGTTGACTTTCTTCTTACTTTTCCGTCTTTTTCTTTTGGTTCTGTGTGTAGTTCTGCTTGTGCTTCTTCTTCCAAATCATACAACTTCATCTTTGCTCTATCAATTCCAATCACAAAGTTTCTGTTTTTGACAGGATCATTGTATCTATTCTTGAGTTGTTTTACCTTGATTTGGTTGTGTTCTTCCAGTTCTTCTGTAGATATTAGAGCAAACATAAAGTCAGCAGTAGCAGGTAATCCAAAACTTTCACTGGTATCTTCTAGACCAACATCTGAACTCATAAACCCTGTTCGATTCAACTGAGTAGCAGATACGATAGGTAAATTACATTCTACCGCTAACCCTCTCAGTTCTTCAGCGATTGCTTTAACAACGAAATACGAACCAGCAGATATGTTATTCTTGTATCGTGTAGAAGTGCAAAGGTTTAGATAATCCATGAATATAATATCTGGTACGAACCCCTTCTTAATCTTCAGTTCGTTTATCAGAGCACGAAAGTTGTTTGTCGATGCAGTTGCTGTGGGATATTCCTTTATAATCAATTTTCCCTTGATTTTACCCTGTAACTTCTCTATCTTCTTCGTGTAAGTGGTCTTGGGCATATTCTTGAGAGAATCCAAAGGAACATTCATAAGATTAGCATCAATCCTTTCAGCAATTCTTTCCTCCGCCATCTCTAATGTGATATAAAGAACATTTTGATTTTCAGTAAGACAACTTGAAGCCATATGACACATGAATAGAGATTTACCTACTCCTGTTCCAGCAAGTGCAATGTTGAGAGTTTTTCTTGGAAGACCTCCACCAGTAATTCTGTTGAAATATTCTAAGTCGAAAGGTATTTTTTCTTCTTTTCTGTTATAAAACTCAAACCGCTCCACAGAATTGTCGAGATAATCGTGCCCGATATGAGTATCAAAAGTAACAGATAAAGCATCAGATAGGATAGTAGGGATAGCATCTTTGGAAATTTCTGATTTAGTAGATTCATCGAATATTCCTATGGAATCTGTGATTGCATTATAGAGTGCTTTATCCTGACAAAACTTTTCACTTCTTTCAAGTAACCACGATAAATCTTCTCTATTTTCTTTTTGATGAGTCGCCTCAGCTTCATTTAATAATTCAGTAGTGATACCGAATTGGTCTTCTGTCAAATCATTCCTATCACTCAATTCGATGATAAGAGCTTCTTTGCTAGGTAGGTTGGAGAACTTGTCAAAGTATTTATAGATTTCGTTGAAAACTGACTTGTCTGTATATTGAGAAAAGTATTCATCCTTTATAAAAGGCAAAGTTTTTCTAGCAAACTCTTCGTTGTATAACAAATTTCTAAGTATTGTATTTTCTATTCGTTCCATGTATCAATTCAAAACTGGTTTGGTGAAATCATATTTTTTGTTTTTTTGGTCTTCGGTTTCTTGTTTATGAGCCTCTAATTCTTCACTGACTACATGAATGTAAATTAGACCAAGCAGATACTCAAACTCTTCTCCTGCTAGGTCAGAAACTTCTTCTCCCATCTCTGGTGGAATACCAATCATGTCATATTCATAACGTGCTTTGGTTGTTCCATCTTCATTATCTTTATCAGCAAATTGAAATCTTCCATATGCTACAACCACTCCCTTGAACGGACCTTTCTCTATTATGACACAAGCTCTATCTTTTCCTTCGGGGTCTGGTTTGATACTATAATGATTCTTTATCTCCGCTGGTGTCATCTCCATCGGTATCTTCTCCGATTTCTTCGTCTTCTGTTCTTCCATAGGTATACTCTACTTTCGTGTAATTATCAATTTGATTCAAGATGTCTTCTGTAAAATGTTTCTCTGGATTTTTGAGGATCTGTTTTCCGAATAGTTTTGAACCATCTGGAAGTTCGTATCTTGTTGATACTTTCTTGAATAATCCCGCGGCTTCTGCCATTTCAAGAAGACCGTAGTACTTACTCAATCCTTTGCTATACGTCAAGAGAACATCAACCATCTTATTCTCTTTAGTCATTCTTGATTTTTGCATCTTACAATGAATGATGTTTCCGATTACTTCAGTTCCATCTTTTTCTTTTCTCTTTGACAAAAATACGATAGAAGAAGCAGCGTATTGCATAGCAGAACCTCCACCCATAACCTTTACTGGATATAACGAACCAATCTGGTCATAGACATGATTGGTGACAATAAACGGAACATTCACTTTTGCAAGCATCAACGTAAGAACACGAAAAGTTCCCTTGATTACTTGTGCCTTTGTCATATCTCGTTTCTGGTTGTCTTCTGATACGTCTTTCATCTCTTTGATTGTTGACAGCATTCCCAAAGAATCCAGACACATCATCAATGGTGGTCTATCTGACTCTGATTGTTCACCATATTTTTCAAGTATCTTAACCGCTTGATGTCGAAACTCTTCTACTGTTGCAACAGGCATATGATATACTCTTGTTGTATCAATTCCACGGTCTTTGAGCATATCACTTGTCAATGCTGATTCTGACTCAAAGTAAATACATCCAGCTGTGGGATTCATATCAAGAAAATGCTTGATGATTCCTAATGTGAAGAATGTTTTACCAGTTGCTGACTCACCAGCAATTGCTGTTATCTTGTTTGCTGGTAATCCACCATAGATACTTCCTGACAATAGTGCATTAAACACATAAGAACCAGTATCAATGTATTGTGAAACTTCACCACCAAAAATACCATC